ACAGATATTATTCTTGATGCAGATGGTGCAGATATAATTTTTAAAGATGGAGGCACATCAATTGCTACTTTTACAAATAGCTCTACTGATTTTATTATTGAATCTGCAACATCAGATAAAGATATAATATTTAAAGTTAACGATGGAGGCTCTTCAACTGAAGTCGCTAGATTTGATGGAGATGTTTCTGCACTACTTATGGCCTCAGGTAAAAAAATTATGTTGGGGGCTGCTGAAGAAACAATTTCAGGAGACGGCACAGATATTACTTTTGAGGTTGGATCAAATGGTGACATAAATATTCCTGCAAACATTGGGTTAACTTTTGGTGATGATGGTGAGAAGATTGAAGGTGATGGCACAGATTTAACTATTGCTGGTAATAATATTAATTTAACAGCTGTCGCTGATGTAAACATACCATCAGGTGTTGGATTAACTTTTGCAACTGCAGAAAAAATAGAATCTGACGGAACTGATTTATCTATTACAGTTGGATCTGGCGGAGATATTAACGTAGGTGCTAACATAGGTGTTACTTTTGGTGACGATGGTGAAAAAATTGAAGGAGATGGAACAGATTTAACAATAGCATCAAGTGCTAAAATTAATTTAACAGCTACATCAGATGTACATATTCCAAATAATGTTGGAATAGTTTTTGGTGGAGATTCTGAAAAAATTGAAGGTGATGGCACTGACATGACTATTAGTGCTAATAATTTAACTGTTGATGCTGCTGCTGATATTAATTTAGACGCTGACGGTGCTGATGTTAATATTAAAGATGGTGGCACGACAATAATATCATTTACAAATAGTTCTAGCGACGCTGTAATAACTGCAGGTGTGCAAGATAAAGATATTATATTTAAAGGCGATGATGGTGGATCTGCTGTTACATCTTTAACTTTAGATATGTCGAATTCAGGCGCTGCTGTATTTAGTGCTGCTGCTTACAATGCAGAAGCAACTTTAACAGACGCTTCAACAATATCTTGGAATGCAATAACACAACCTGTTTGTAAAGTAACACTTGGCGCTAATAGAACAATTGGAGCAGCTTCAGGTGGAGTTGCAGGAGCATTTATAAGTATATTAGTTATTCAAGATGGCACAGGTAGCAGGACTGTGACTTGGAACGCTGCGTATGAATTTGCTAGTGACACAGCCCCAACGTTAACAACAACAGCTAATCTTGGGGACCTATTTGTGTTTAGGTACAACGGAAGTAAATGGTTAGAAGTAGGGAGGAATTTAGCATTGACGCTAAGTTAATAATATATGTTTGCATTAGTAGAATCAGGATCAATAACAAAATATTTTAGTGGTAATAAAGGTATTACAATTGGAGATAATCAATATCCAAAAGCTATATTTACTTTATGGACTAAAAATGAAAGAGAAGCTATTGGAATTTATCAAGTAGAAATAGATACTACTAATAAAAAAGATGAAAAATGGTATGTTAATACTGATGTATCATATTCATTTGGTAGTGGTAAAGTTACAGGTTCTTATGGTACAGCTACAGCTAAAGCTCATGCAGATACTTTATGGACATCACAAGATAAAACAGATGGTAAAATACCAGAAGGTAAAGATGTAGGCGATGTTGCAGTTGAAGGTTTAAAAACAAGATTAATTAGAACAGTTAAATCTCAAGCTGCTGGAATATTACAAGATACAGATTGGTACATAGTTAGAAAAGCAGATGCTGGAACAGCAGTGCCATCATCTATTACAACTCATAGAGCAGCAGTAAGAACTAAAGCAGCTGAAATGGAAACAGCTATTACAAATGCTAGTGATACACCAGCTTTAGAAACTTTATATACTTACACAGAACAAGAGGATGGTTCAGTCACAAGACCATTGGGTGAGCTTCCAACATTGGAGTCTTAATGCCTACAATTCTTGGAGCAAATACATTATCAACTGGAGTATATGAAGTAGCCAACTCATGTAGGTTTAATGATGGTGATAGTGCTTTTTTAAGTAAAACATTTTCAACAGATGGTACTTCACATGATATTGGTACAGTATCTGTTTGGTTAAAGAGAGGGGAGTTAGCTGCTGAACAAGGAATATTTACTGCTGGTTCTTCAAATAGACATTTTATAAGATTTGAAAGCGGTGATACTTTAACTTTTCGTGCTGTCACAGATTCTTTTCATGTGCAAACAACACAAGTTTTTAGAGATCCGTCTGCTTGGTATCATATAGTAATTGCGTATGACACTTCTCAAGGAACTGCTTCGAACCGAGTTAAGATGTATGTAAATGGATCACAGATTTCAAGTTTTAGTCAAACAGATTATCCAGATCAAAATTTAGATATTAAATTAGGTGCTGCAGAATTAAATGCTATTGGTAAAGATAGTGAGCAAACTAATCCTTACTATGATGGATACATGGCAGAATTTGTTTATATTGATGGTCAACAACTAACACCAACATCATTTGGAGAGTTTGATGAAGACTCAAACATTTGGAAGCCCATAGATGTATCTGGTTTAACCTTTGGTACAAATGGATTTTATTTAGACTTTGAAGATAGTGGAACTTTAGGAAATGATGTATCAGGTAATAATAATGATTTTGCTTCATCAGGACTAGCGGCAATAGACCAGAGCACGGACACGTGTACAAATAATGCAGTTACTTTTATGCCAAATACTCCTAGTGCAAGTAATTTTACTTTAAGTCAAGGTAATTTAAAAATAGATAAAAGTGGTTCAGGAACATTTGGACTTTATGGCAGTTCAATAATGTTATCAAATGGTAAGTGGTATTGGGAAGCTAAAATGACTGGAGATGCTGGTTCAGATAGAACAAGAGTTGGACTTGCAGCTTACGAAAGTGTAACAGGAACAAGCTCAATACAAGGCAGTTATTCAGGTTTTGAATTTACTTCCGTAACAAGTGGTAGATTTTCTATAACAGTAGATGGCTCAACTACAGAAGTAGATGGATTTAATTCATATTCAACAGGAAATATTATTAGATTTGCTTTAGATATGGATAATACAAAATTATATGTAGGAATAAATGGAGATTGGTTTAATTATAATTCATCTAATACAGGGGGAGACCCCACATCTGGAAGTGGTTGGGTAACTAATAATGCAACAGCTTTAGCCGCACCTGTAACAATTTATGCTGGACACGCAGTTGGGGTTTCTGGAAGTAGTGAATTAGAATTTAATTTTGGTGCAACAAATACTTTTTCAGTTTCTTCAGGAAATTCAGATGGCAATGGATATGGAAATTTTGAATATGCAGTGCCTTCAGGATATTATGCAATCAATTCAAAAAACCTAGCGGAGTATGGATAATGGATAACATGATCAAATTGGAGATTTGCTAATGGCTTACACTACAGTAGATAACCCAACAGATTATTTTAACACTGTTCTTTTTTCAGGAAATGAAACTGCAAGGTCTATAACAGGAGTTGGATTTCAACCTGATTGGGTTTGGATAAAAGACAGAAGTCAAGCATATAATCATCATTTATTTGACTCTGTACGAGGTGCAACTAAAAGATTAAAATCTGATGTTGCTGATGCACAATCAACAAATGCACAAACACTTACAGCTTTTGGCAGTGATGGATTTTCATTAGGAACTGACAATGCAACAAATGGAAATGGATCAAGTGTAGTTTCATGGAATTGGTTGGCAGGGACATCATTTAGTAATGACGCAAGTGCAACAAGTGTTGGAAGCATAGACAGCACAGGCAGCACAAATTCTACTGCTGGTTTTAGTATTGTTAAATACACAGGTACTGGAAGTTCTGCTACTGTAGCACATAATTTAGGAGCTGTTCCTCATTTTATGCTTTTTAAGTCTATGGATGCTTCAGAAAATTGGGTAGTTTATCATCAAAGTAATGGTGCTGGTGGTTATATATATTTAAACAATACTGCTGCTGCAGGTTCTGGTAATACATCAATATTTGGTAACACAAATCCAACTAGTTCAGTTTTTACTATTAATACTGATGGTAATATAAACAATTCTAGTGATGATTATATAGCTTACTGTTTTACAGAAAAACAAGGCTACTCAAAATTTGGAAGCTACACAGGAAATGGAGATGCAGATGGTCCATTTGTCTATACAGGATTTAAACCAGCTTGGGTTCTACAAAAAAATGCAGGTGCTACTCAAGGTTGGCAATTACAAGATAATAAAAGAGAAGGATACAATGGAGATAATGATCTCTTACAACCACATGATTCTGCTGCTGAAAGTGGTGTAAATAGAATAGATATATTATCAAATGGTTTTAAAGTAATTACAACAGATGCTGGACAAAATTCATCTGGAACAAAATACATCTATATGTGTTTTGCAGAATCACCTTTCGTCTCATCTTCAGGAATCCCAACAACAGCAAGGTAATTATGTTACAAAAATTAAAATTTGCACCAGGATTTAATAAACAAGTAACTGCAACAGGTGGTGAAGGTCAATGGGTTAATGGTGACAATGTAAGATTTAGGTATGGTTCGCCTGAAAAAATAGGCGGTTGGTCACAATTAGGATCTGTAGATATTACAGGTAGAAATACTGCAATTCATCACTTTATTAACACTTCAGGTATTAAGTATGCAGCATTAGGTACAAATAGAATTTTGTATGTATATTCAGGGGGTATATTTTATGACATACATCCTATTAAATCGACTACGACATTATCAAGTGCCTTTACCACTACAAACGGATCTTCTACTGTAACTTTAACTTTTTCCTCTGCACACAATATAAATAAATTTGATATTATTTTATTAGATAATTTTTCGTCTATAACTAATTCTAACTTTTCATCTTCTAATTTTGATGACAATAAATTTATGGTGCAATCTATACCAACATCAACAACACTTACAATAGATGTTGGATCAAATGAATCAGGATCTGGTGCAACTACATCTGGTGGTATTAGGGTTCAACATTATTATTCAGTTGGACCAGCGGTTGAAGTTGCATCCACTGGATATGGACTTGGACCTTGGAGTGGATTTAAGTCCGGTCAATTTACGTCTACATTATCATCTTCTATAAATACAAGTGTAACATCACTAACAATGGCAAGCTCATCATCATTTCCATCATCAGGAACTGTATTAATAGATAGTGAGCTTATAACGTACACTGGTAATAGCAGTGGAACTTTATCTGGTTTAACTAGAGGTGCATCAGGCACAACTGCAGCGTCACATAGTTCAGGCGCAACCGTAACCGATGCATCAAACTTTTTTGCATGGAACGCTGCGGCTTCGGGAGACGTTATTACAGCTCCTGGTTTATGGTCTTTAGATAATTTTGGTAATAAATTAATTGCAACAATAAATGGTGGTGAAAGTTTTGAATGGGATTCAAATGGTTCTGTATCAACAAGAGCGACAATTATATCAGGGGCACCTACTGCATCTGCATTTAGTTTAGTATCTACTCCAGATAGACACTTAGTGTTTTTTGGAACAGAAACAACAATAGGAACTTCTTCTACACAAGACCCCATGTTTGTAAGATTTTCTTCTCAAGAAGACATTAACACGTATGCACCCAGTGCAACTAATACTGCAGGTACACAAAGACTTGCAGATGGATCTAAAATTGTAGGAGCGATTAGAGGTAGAGATGCAATTTATGTTTGGACTGATACAGCGTTGTTTACTATGAGATTTGTTGGTCCACCGTTTACTTTCTCTTTTCAACAAGTTGGTACAAACTGTGGATTGATTGGACAGAACGCAGCTGTTGAAGTTGATGGTACAGCGTATTGGATGTCAGAAAATGGTTTCTTTAGATATGCTGGTAGATTAGAATCACTACCATGTTTAGTTGAAGACCATGTCTTTGACGATATCAACACTATACCAAAACAACATATTAATGCAGGTTTAAATAATTTGTTTGGTGAAGTTGTTTGGTTTTATCCAAACTCAGGTTCAGGAACAGTAAATAGAATAGTTGCGTATAATTATCTAGACTCAAGTGCCGAGCGACCAGTATGGACAACAGGAACTTTAGCAAGAACAGCATGGCAAGATTCAGCTGTGTTTGGTAAACCTCATGCAACAGAATATGATGAAGATGGCACAACTGCAACTACAGATACAAATTATGTTTTTGGTAATCAAGATGGTACATCTACTTACTATGAACATGAAACAGGATTAAATCAAGTTAAGGAAGGTGCTACAACTGCGATTACTGCAAGCATTGAATCTGGAGATTTTGATATTGGTCAACAAGGTTTAGCAGGTGATGGTGAGTTTATGATGAAAATAAGAAGAGTGTTACCAGACTTTTTATCACAAACAGGTAACGCAAGAGTTACATTAAATTTAAGAGATTTTCCAAATGATTCACAAGCAAGTTCATCTCTTGGACCATTTACAATAACTAGCAGCACACAAAAAATAGATACACGTGCAAGAGCAAGATCTATATCTTTAAAAGTGGAAAATACTAGCACAGGTCAGTTTTGGAAAATTGGAACTTTTAGAATTGATTATCAACCAGATGGTAGAAGGTAATGGCAAAAATAGTACAATCATTAACGCAACCACCTAAAGAATATGATCAAATTTCATTTTTATCTTTAGTTAGAGATTTAAATGGTTTAATAGAAAAATTAAATACAACATTTCAAGAAGAAAAAGGAGAAGATAACGAAGCGACTATCTTCTTTTTAGGAGGATAATGGCTAATAGTTTTGTAAATAAAAAAGCAGATTTAACATCCACTGATCAAACGACTTTGTATACAGTGCCAACTGCAACAACTGCTATAGTTAAATCTATATTAGTAAGCGATGATAGCGGTAGTGGATCTAATATTACAATACAAATAGTAACATCTGCTGATGCTACTTTTAGTGTTGCACATCAAAAAACCATATCTGCTAATACTCCAACTGAGATATTAACAAATCCATTGGTGGTTGAGACTGGAGAGATAGTAAAAGTCACAGCTGGCCATGCAAATAGACTACATGTATTACTTTCAGCTATGGAAGTATTACCAAGGACTGTTACAACATAGTCTTGATTTACTTGTAAAAAACAAGTATTAATGTAAATTCAGGTGAAATCCCTGCCTTTTTAATATAAACAAAATTTAATATATATGATTAACAGAACAAAAATGCCAAGACAGTTACGTAATGAAGGTGGGATTATGACCATTGGTGGCGGTGGTTATACAGGTATACCTATGGGCAGTAGAACAGGTTTTGGAATTATCAGTAAAATTAAAGATAGAATTAGAAAACTTATACCAAATGAATTAGCAAGTGTTGCAGTTAAAGCTGCACCGTTTGTTGCACCATTTAATCCAGCGATTGCAGGATTGATGAGAGGTATAGGTCGATTTGATCAAAGAGGCAGTTTGTCTGATGCTTTTAAACAAGGGCTCGCTACTACTGCATTTGGAGCAGGAGCAAGAACGTTGGGTGGAGCAACAGATATTATGGGCGGTGGAGTTAAAGGTGGTCTTACATCCCCATTAAGCCCTGATAGAACAACTGCTGTTAAGGATTTTTTTACACCTGGAAAAGAAAAAGATACAGATTTTATTAAAGAAATTACTGGCGACACTAAAAAAAATGTTGGCTTAAAATCAGTAAAAGATGCAACTGGATTATTTAAAGATGTGCCGATATTAAAAGACTTACCAAGTATAGTTCAACAACAGATATTAGTTGGAGGTGCGTCAGGGGCACTGACTTATATTTATCAAAAATTTTTAGCAGATGAACCACCTCAACAAGAAGGTGAAACTTATGAAGAATACATGACTAGAAGAAGAGAGAATGTTGGTAAAAAAATGAAAGGATATTTTGATAATTATTTTAAATTTGATAAAGAATATTCATCTATGACTGACGAACAAAAACAAGCATTTATTGATAGAGTAAATGTTAGAGACGGCGGTAGAATAGGTTATCAAACTGGTGGTATCACCATGGCCAATACACTTGCAGAAAATATAAGACGTAACTTATCTAATCAAGCTGCGATAAATCAAAGACTACAACAAGCAAGAAGAAATTTAGAACAACAGCTGCCTGGTAGAAGAGCAGCTCAGTTTCAAATAGAAAGAGAAGCAAATAGAATAGCAGCAGAAGAGTTAAACAGAATGACTGGAGGGGCAAGAGGAAATCCGGGAGGAACATCTTCCGGGGGCTTATCTAGTGCACCGACCATAAATGACATTCAAGCAGCCATCGCTGCTAATAGAAATGTAAATAGAATTCAAACAGGCCCTCAACCAGGAGAATTAGATCCACTTGGTTTACCTATAACTAGCACTATTGTTGGTCCTTTATTTGGAAGTGGTCCTCAAAGTTTAGCTGAAATAGAAGCCACTAGAAAAAGAATAGAGGCAGCTCAGGCAGCCATGAAACCAACATATCAAGAAGCTTTGATGGGTGAGAGTTGGGAAACATTAAGTGATAATGATCAATATAGATTAGCTATGGAATATCCAGGTGAGACACCACCAAGAAGAAACCCTAATTTTGTTCCTGGCCTTGCAAAAGGTGGCAGAGTAAATTTTGATGAGGGTGGCACTGGATTTATGAAATGGTTAAAAGCTAATTATGGATTAGAGGTAAAAGATTTAGATTTAGAACAATATGTTAAATTATCTAGAGAATTTAATAATGAAAATCCAGATCCATATGAAACTGGTAGAAAGAAAAATGCTATGGGTAGCATGCCAGTGGGTATAATGAGAACAAATAAAGCTGGAGTTATGGAACGGGACTACAGAGACAAAGGTGGATTTGTGCCTGTGGGTATTAAAGAAAAAGCAGATGACGTGCCAGCCATGTTATCTAAGAACGAATTCGTATTTACTGCCGACGCGGTTCGAGGAGCAGGCAACGGCAGCATTGAAAAGGGAGCACAAAGGATGTATGATACAATGAAAAAATTAGAGAAAAGAGTAGTATAATGGCAAAATTAGAAGTAGTTGACGGGAAAGTAGTTATCACTTACCCTGAAGATATGTATATGGCAGGGCCTGAAGAAGAAATATATACACCTGAGTTTCCAATAGGACCAGATCCTGAAGAAGAAAGAAGATCAGGTATAGGATCTTTACTGGGAGCAGTAACCGGAGCAGGTAAAAGTATCGCTACATTACTAGGAAGAGCGGGTCAACAAAGATCTGATGATCAACCAAACTTTTTTAGAGATTTATTTTTAAACAGAGCAGGTGGTGGTGGTAAAGATTACATGATTCCTGAAAGAGCTGCTGATTTTAAAAAATACTATAAAGAAGATGGAGGATTTGGAAGTTTAGATGCACCTGAAGGTGTTAATATATTTACCAGTGCTGAACAAGCTAAAAAAATAAATTTAAGTATGGCTGAAGAAAAAGAAGCTAAAAGAATACTACCATCTTTATACGATCAAGCTATGAAAGTAGTAGATGCAGCATTAGATATAGATGATGAAGATGAAAAAATGAGAATCATAAATGATATTAATAGATCTTTTGATAAAACAGAGGGAACTGGTTCATCTAGAGCTGCAAACTCTTATTATAGAATTATTAAGAAATATGGCTATCTACTTAACAAAGATAGAATGGGTTTACCTAGCTTGCCTGGTACGGAAGTATCCGGAGATAAACTTAAACTAGCACTTGAAATAGCAAAACAAAGAAAACCTGGTCAAAGAATAACAAATAAAGATCTTCAAGAAATTATTCTTATGTTTGAAAATCTACCATCTAAATCTATGATGATGGATACCACTACAGGAGAGGGTGCTAATATCTTTAGAGTTAAAGAAGCAGATGGTGGCAGAATAGGTTATCAGACAGGTGGTATTACAGAACAGAGAACATTACCACCAGAGTTTGTAGAAGCAGCACAGAAAACATTTTTAACTGACTTATCTAGACAAGCTGGTATACCAAGTATTACAACAGCTGTTCAACAACAACCAGGTGAAACAGCACAGCAGTTTGCAAATAGACAAGCACAAGCACAACAGTTTCAAATTACAAGAGCTGGTATGGCAGAGCTTGCACCACAAGTTGCAGCACAAGATCCATTACAAGCTGCAGCGTATCAACAAGCAGTTGATCCAACAAAAGGACTTGGAGCGTTTCAACCATTTTTAACGGCAGCACAAACAGCGGCAGGCGCAGCGGCAGGGTTAACAGGACCTATGACAGCAGCACAACAAACTGCATACACATCTCCTTTTCAACAACAAGTTATAGACACAACTCTTGCAGAGTTTGACAAACAAGCACAGATGAGACAGAATCAACTAGCAGCACAAACACTAGGTGTTCCAGGTGCATTTGGTGGTGGCCGTGAGGGTGTACAAAGAGCCGAGTTTCAAGCGACAAGTGACGCTAACAGAGCGAGAGTATTAGCAGATTTAAGACAAAGGGGTTTCCAACAAGCAGCGACTGCAAGACAACAAGACCTTGCAAATCAAATGGGTATCGCTCAACTTCAATCGGGTCTAGGTGGCACAGCACAAGACTTTGCTAGAGCACAGATTTCTGGTCTTGGCACATTAGGTGCACAACAACAAGCACAAACTCAAGCGGTATTAGACGCACAAAGACAAGCAGCAGCAATGGCAGTAGAAGATCCAAGAAGAAGATTAAGTATGTTTGGTCAAGGTATATCAGGATTAACACCTGGAGCTGGTACAGTTCAACTTATGCCAACCGAAGCTCCAGCAGCAGGGCCTAGTCCCTTGATGCAGGCATTAGGTGTCGGGTTAGCAGGTGCTGATATCTATGGCAGAATCTTTGGACCAAGGAAGTAAGGATAATGAGTAGAATATTAAAAAGACCAATGTTTAGAA